AGTTGATCCTCATTCCACCGTCAGCGCCTGCGCACTGCCGGCTGTTGTGCTGTCCGCCTCGCCTGCATGAGTGCCACAGCGGCACCCATCTGATCGCGGGGCGATCCCTTGGCCGCGCTATCGCGCAGCCGTTGCTCGTCGATCCTCTGGCGCTCACCGCTGGTGACCCTCGGTCCTGCCGGAATGCTGCGCTTCGGGGAAGATACCGTGACCTTCTTGCCCGCCGTCGCAGCCTTCTGGCCCTTGCGGTATGCGTACGCATCGTTGACGATCTCCCAGAACCACGGATCCGTCACCTTCGCGACCACCTCCTCCGGCGCCCCGACCTCGTGTGTGAACTTCGACAGTTCAGCGTAGAGACCGTTGGACCAGCCTTTGATCCGTGTCTTGAGCACCGGGAGCGCGGCCTGCGCCTTCGCCTCCAGTGCCCGTCGCGTCAACGCGTCGTACTCCTGCAGGAACCCCACGTAGGCCTGCTGGCCCTGCGCGGCGCGCCCCTTCGCCACCTCGTAGCGCGCCTTCTGACGGTTGAACTCGTCCACGTCGGTGGAGGCGAGCTTCCCCCAATCGACCGAGTTGAACTTCTGCACCTCGCCGAGGAGTCCGCCAAGCTGTGCCTCGATCACCCTGCGCAGGGCGTGGCTGTGCCTGTTGATGTCCTCGGAGAGTGCGTCAACGACACGCTCCTTGTCCGACAGCACCTGGGTCTTGCGCTGGTAGTCTGCGGTTCGCAGACCGGCGTCGCGCCACTCGCGGATCTGGTCTTCGGTGAACTCCTCACCGTCAATCGAGAATACGGAGGGGGCGGCCTCGCCGTCGCCTGCGTCCTCGCCGATGGCCTCGCCATCGCCAGTGTCCTGTGCAGACTGGTCCTCGACCATCTGCCCGTCGCCGTCCCCGATCTCATCGGGTACCAGACCCTCGACAGCGCCCTCGTCCTGCACCTGCTCAGCGGCGCGCGCCTCGACGGCCTGCTGACGGTGTCTGGCCAGAATCGCCGCTGCTTCTGAGACGGAGACCGGGCCGGTCGGTTGCTGGGTGGTGCCGACAGAGGTCTGCGCGCTCTGCGCTTGGACTTGTCCGGTGGTGGTATTCATTACACGACTCCTGTTGTTACGTCAAATCCCGGATACGCCGGGCCTCGATGACCGCCGCCTGATTCACGTAGCCGTTCAGCTGGGCGACGATGTTTTGCAACTCCCGCGCACGGACCACGCTGGCCAATGCCTGCCTGCGCCCGTCCACGGTGTCGGTGTTGCTCGTGAGGATGCCGTCCACGATGCTGTCCAGTTCGTCCTGGTAGGCTTCGATGAACACCTCCGAGCGCAGCAACTCGCGCGCGCGCTCGGCACGGCGCAGGATGGCCGCCTCCTCGATGCGCGGTGCATCAGCGCGCGGCTTCGTGCCGAAAATGCGCCGGCGCAGGAACGCGGCGAGCGGGTCAATGATCGCGGGCATTGAGTACCTCCCGGCGCTTCTCGAACCGCCAGCGATCGAGCTGTTTTTGCTGGAGCTTGCGCTCCATCTGCTCGCGGATCGCCTCGGGGATGCCGTTCTCGATCGGTGCGGCCTCCGCGCCCTGCGCGTCCTTCGCGCTGTCTGCGCCATCGCGCACCACCTCGGTCTGCCTGTTCATGCGTCGGTCTCCATTGCGTTTCATGTCGAGCCTCCTTCAACCGCCCTTATACCCGTTGCCGAGCGCCACCGGGCGGTCCTGCTTGTCCTCCAGCGCGTACTCGGCCACATCGAGCTTGCGACGCCAGGCGAACTCCTGCGCGTCGAGGTTCTGCTTGGCCGCGCTCTTGGTCGCATCGAGGTTGAGTTTGTCGGCGGCGCCCGCGTGCTTGCGCTGGTCGTCAACGGCCTTGATCTGCACACCAGCCTCCCGCACCCGCACCTCGCGCTCGCGCAGCTCCAGCTGTTTCTGCGCAATCTGCATCTGCAGCTGCTCCATCGCGGCCTGCTTCTGCTGGGCTTGTTGCATCTGCTGCTGCACCTGCGGATCGGCTGGGTTCTTCATCCAAACCGGCATGCCGAGCAGGCCGCAGATATGCGCATAAACGCGATAGCGCTCGTTGATGCCATAGAGCGGAGCCATCTGCGGGTCCTGCGCCAGCATGGTGTGGACAGTCAACACGCGTCGGGCCTCGGTGTCGCCCTGATCGGGCGTGAGGGCCACGTCCACGGACAGCCCCTCCGATGGCGGCAGCTGTGCAACGCGCACCGGTGTCAGCCTGCCGTTCACCTCGATGGTGAGGCTCACGTCCTCCTCCACCGCAATCGCCCACACGTCGTTCAGTAGCGGCTTCAGGAACAGCTCAGCGAATGAACGGGCAAGCATCATCGGCCGGTCGGAACTCACGTCGATCAGCTGGTTGATCATGTCGGCGGAGTTCTGGTGCGTCAGCACGTCCTGCGTCTGCAGGCCGCGCGAGAGGCGCGAGGAGCCCGTGCGCTGCTCGCGCTCGGTCTGGAATATCTCAAGCAACGCACCGGTGGCCGGTGAGAGCGCCGGCTGTGCGGCCACGCTGATGGCGCCGACCGGGTCCGATGTGTCGATGATCCCGCCAATCGGGTTCTCGATCAGGTCGGAGGGATTGCGGATCAGCGACAGGTTCGCCGTGCGCACGCCGGTGTTCACGCGCTGCACGTTGTCGATCCAGCCGCGGATCGTGTTCGACTCGCCCACCTGCCCGTCGATCAACACATCGGCCGGGGCGATGCCAATCGCCCTGTGCGGGATCATGTGTGGCGTCCAGAAGCGCAGGCAGGAGCGGGCAAGGCGCTCGGGCGGGGCCAGCAGATGGGCGCCAGAGACGATGATTTGCCACAGCTCGGGCTCCGTGCCCTGATAGTCGAGCCAGGCGTAGGCTTCGCGCACCTCGACCATGTCCATCGTGCTCGCCGCACCCACGCCCATGTCGAGCGGATCGCGCCGCACATGGTCGACCGGGCCAGCCGGTGGCAGTGCGTCCACGACCTGCGGGTCGAAGCCGTCCTGCAACAGCTGGTAGCGTGGCACCCGCGTGGAGGTCACTACCATCGGGATGCGCTCGGGGTTGCTGATGTCAACCGTACCGCTGGAAAAACGCACGTCGAGCGGGTCGAGCACCTCGATGACGACCTTCGAGCGGTCCTCCCGCACAGTGATGGTGCCGGAGTAGACGTTGCCACCGAGCGGGGCGGGGCCGAGCGGTGTAGGAACCATCGGTGCGGCCTGCTCGGTCTCGATGTCGATGCGGACCACGTCCTCACGCGCGGCCGCCGCATCGATCTGCTCGCGCGTGAGCCCGGAGAACTCGCGCGGCACGCTTACCTTGCGCTCGCGATAGCCCACGCGCACCGCGCACAGACGCGAAACGAAGGCGTCATGGATCGCATCGTGCAGGATTTTGTAGCCGTTGTTGTCGTGGTGAAAGATGCGCTGCACGGCTTTGGTTTTGACCTGCGCCATTTCCGGCGTGCCTTCGCCATCGGGGTTGAACCGCACCACGTCACGGTTGCTGCAGAACGTGCGCAGCATCTTCGCCTTCAAATCCTCCACGCCGTCAAACACGGCCATGGATACGTAGTCGCTCGTGTTCGTGTCGGCGGCTTTCGGGCGCTCGCCGAAATAAAACGACTCGTTGGCCAGTGCGCTGGCGCGCGCATCCGTGCCAGTGTCCCAGCACTTGCCGACCAGCGCGACCAGTTCGCCGTCGCTGTAGTTGACGGACTGCTCAGCCGCGCCCGTAGTGTCCATGTCCGCCATATGCCACCCTCCCAGCCCTGTTAATGCGCGCATCGTTGCCCGAGCGAAGACCGCGGTCAATGTACAGCGGACCGTGGTTCACTGCACCGATTGGGGCGCCGTGCTGGCGCACCATCTGCGCGCCGTAGCGCACCGCGTCTATCACGTCATCGCGCACCTTGACGATCTTGCCGCGCTCATCGCGGTGATACGTGCGAGCCTCCTCGATGAAGTGCTCGGCTTGCCCTGCGAAGACGCGAAAGCGCCCCTCGATGATGTCCTGCGATAGCGCGAAAATGCCAGGCTCTACGTGGTTGCTACCGTCCGGATTCTTGAACGCCAGCGTGGTCGTCACACCAGAACGCGTGTAGTAGTCGCGCACAGTGTCGCCACTGCCAGGATCGCGCTTGTCGATGTCCGGCGGGACCACCAGCGGCACGTGCGGCCACATGCTGTTGGCGACACTCGCATGCACGGCGGCTGCGGCATCGCTGCTGCGATACGTGCGGGACAGGTAGATGATGTCGGACTCCGGATCGTGCAACAGCCACACAATCGCCGTGGGATGGTCAATGCCGATGTCCATTGCGCGAATGCCGCGCAACCACGGACGCTGCGACGTATCGAACGGCGCGATGCGCACCGCGTCCTCATCGAACACGAAGATGCGGCCACTACCGAACAACGGGATGCCCTTCGTGCGCATGTCGCGTTCGTGGGCCGGGTATGTGGCGAGCAGTTCCTCGCGCACACTGGCGCTGATATGCGGGGCCTGCAGCCAGTCGATCGGGCCAATCAGACACTGGTGCGCGGAGGGCTCCATGAACTGCGCCACGAGGTTCGTCATGCCGAGTTCTGGTGTCATCGTGTAGCGAATGAACCCGCCCTGATTGTGCCGTCCAGTGGTGAGTCGCGTCAGCATCTGGCCGATCACTTCATCCGGCGGTTGCTCGTCAACCCACATCACATCCACGCTACTGCCCGCGTGCGGCAGCGTGCCGGTACCCGTGCGCGTCTGCGAGTAGGCCTTCAGATGCAACATGCTCACGCCGCCCAGCTTGTGCTTGACGCGCACGCTATTGACCGCGCCCACAAGCTGCGAACGCGTCACGCCGAGAATCTCCTCGTGGTGGATCCAGCCGCCGCGCCAGATGCCGTCCTCGCCCTCCTCGCCGAGCAGTTCGCGCTGAATGACGTCGCGTGCCTGCTGTGCGTCCACGCCGTACGCCCACGCCGTGATGACGTGCTCGATCCGCTCGCCAGGCCAGTCCTCCGGGTAGTCGCCCGTCAGATCGCACGCCATCGCATAGCCACCGCAGAAGGTTTTGCCGATGCGATTTGCAGCGAGCAGCATCGCCTGCCGCGCGTGGCGTGTTGCACCGAAAAACTCACGTTGCCATCCGTACCAGTCGGGAGTGAACTCACGGCGATGCGTTGCACGGTACTCTGCACCAGCCTGCCGTAGCGCGACGATTTCGGCTAGCCGCGTGTCGTCAATGGGTCGAGCCATGATCGTCGCCTGTTGGCGATCCTGCTGGCTCTGGCGCCGCCACCGTGCCGTGCGGGAGGAACAGAAGGCGCTCATCGACGCCCAGTGCGCGGGCCTGCGCCAACAGGTCGGCGCGCGACGGCCTGACGTCCTCAACCTGCACCTCTGCGCGACTGAGACGCGGGCGCACGAACTCCAGCATCTGCGCGTAAATTTGCAACGCTCGGCCAGGATCTGGCGGTGCGCCCTTACACACCACCTCACCTGTTGCATGATCAATCACCGGCGGGTCGCCATCCGCCACGCGCACCAGCCAGCCCTCCAGCCGCGGGCCGAACGTGTCAATCAATCTGCGCAGAAAATCGCGGTCCGATGCGGTTAGTTTGGCCATGCGTGCGCATATACCACGCGCGCGGCGTTGCACGCCAGCGCTGGCGCACACCGTTGCCAGCGGGGGCAGTCAATTTTCCCAGCCAGACTTTTCGACTGTTTCCCGCCAGACAGACAGACAATTTCCTAGTGGAAAATTGTCTGTCTGGGCGGTATAGGCCCCAAAACAGACAATTTCCCCAAACCAGACAGTTTTTAGTCTGCATTTTTGTCTGACCGCTCAAACACCATCTGGCCGGTCCAGAAGTCTGTCCCGTGCGCCGCCCAACGCCCGCCGCGCTTGCGCGCCAACTGGCCGATAAGCCGCTCTGTCCGCCTGCGCTGTTCGTGGTTGGGATCCTGCCCCCTGTACCGCTCCACCACATCCCACAATTCCTGCGCGCTCCAGACAACCTTGCCCGCCGCGATGCCTCGTACAACATCCGGCCAGATGATCGCCGCGTCTGATCCGTCAGTGAGTTTGCCCCTGATTGCCTTGGGCGCGCGCGCGGCCTCACCGGGACGGAGCACGGCCACCACACTGGTCAGATGTGCCCCCGGGTTAGCCGGATGCGCGCCGAGATCGACGGGCCCCAGCACGAGCTCGCGCCCCCATTGGGCGAGTCCGTCGCGCTGCTTCGTCACCCACATCTGTCGGCGCGTGACCTGCCCGGACTCTGTCACCTCTACCTGCACTTCCATCTCGGTATCGACGGCAGCTTTCAGTGACGAATGCCCACGCGCGCCGCGTGCGGCGTCCTTGCCCGTGTGATGTATCAGCATGACATGGCAGTCGTGCGCGATGGCGAGCGCACCAAGACGCGCGGCCACCGCGCCGAGCTCGGCGGTGTTCTCATCCACCGCTGGCGTGGCGCGTGCCAGTGTGTCGATGATGACAAGCCCGAGCGATGGGCACTGTGAGCGCGCCAATCCCAGCAACTGGTCAAGCTTCTCTATGTCATCGGGCAGCGTGATGGCCCGCTCAATGTGCAGAGGATGCGGCCCATCTGGCAGCATGTGCTCCGC